TTCTGGTCCTGAGGGCGGTGCTGTTCGAGTAGTCAATGCCTATAAATACGCCGATGCCCCGCTCATTAAAATTCGGTGTGAGGGAGGTCATGAGATTGTTTCCACGCCTAACCATCGTCATTTAATGATCGATGGCGGCTTTACCGAGGCGGGAGATATCGAGGCTGGAGATATTATGCAGACATCTCGCCCCAAGGCACCTGCGGGTAAGAAGGTCGCCCGGTGGAAGCTGGGTTGGACAGCTATAATGATCGGTGATGGTTATATCAAAGGCCGACAGGCTTGTTTTTCTGCTAAGCTACCAAGTAGGGTTTTGGATGACCTGCCAATACTTCCTCCAAATACGAAAATTTATGACACTCGTCGTGGGTATGAATATCGCGTGACGAGTAATAATAGCCGCAACGCACTGGTGGCCTTTCTAAAAAACCATAACTTGTGGGGTAAGGGCAGTGGCGATAAATTCATACCTGATTTCGTTTTTCAGGCGACAGCAGGGGGCAAGGCTTACTTTCTTAAGCATCTTTGGCATACAGACGGCACAATAAATCATAATGGGCGACAGGCCGTCTACAGGACTATATCTAGGCGCTTGGCGTACGATGTGAAGTATCTGCTGTGGGCGCTCGATATAGATTGCTCAATTGTGGAGGCTAATGGGCTGTGCGGCTTTACCGGGAAGCGAGTGTTGTCATATGGGGTGTGCATAAGCGGTGGTAGTTTTGATCGGGCGCTGGCGGTACTTGAAGGCCGTCCATTTGAGGCTATAGGGACGTTTACGCGGCGGAAAATGGGTCGCGTCGTCTCTGTCGAAATGGTTGAGAAGGGGGACGTTTATTGCATTGAAGTTGATGACGATCATCATACGTTTATTTGCGATGGGTTGGTAACGCATAATAGCCACGATAACGATCCTGAGGACTTTGCTTCCGGTGACTTTGACCGTGTCATGCTTGATGAGCCCCCGACATACGCCATTTTCCGCGAGAACCAGGCCCGCACGATGCGTGTGGACGGGCAGATTTACCTTGCTATGACATGGCCAGACGACCCGGCTGTTCCTGTCGATTGGGTGTTTGATGAGGTTTATGAGCGTGCCAAGATGGGTACGGACATTGAATGGTACGAGTTTTTTACGACAGAAAACAAGCATCTTAACCAAGACGCTATTCGCCGCCAGATGGAGAAATGGGACGACCAGACGAAGGCGGTGCGCATCTACGGTAAGCCGATCCGCTTCTCAAACCTTATCCACCCTGATTTTACGGATACGGATAAAGTGTGGGACTTCGATAAGGGTAAGATCGTCCTGGAAAATGACGAAAAGAACGAGCAGCACGTGTGGTTCAACCATGTCAAGGAGTTTGACCATAATATATCGGACCCGTGCGTTTTTATCTTAGACCCCCACCCGCGTAAACCCCACATGTTCATGTGGGTGCAGATTGATTCGTACGATGATTGGTGGGTCGTGTTGGATGGTAAATATGAGGGCGAGCCTGAAGGACTGCGCGATTACGTGTACCAGCAGGAACGCGATTATGGGATTCGCTCATCTTTGCGCTTGGTAGACCCGAACATGGGCCGCTCGGCATCCGGCAAGCGCCGCGGGGATACTTGGCAGGAGGAATTCGCCAACTGCGGTCTGTATCTTGACCTTGCTGATGACAGCAGCGTTGGGCGTTCCAGAATCAATGGGCGGCTAAAACCTGACCCGGACACGCGGCAGCCGCGCCTGCACATCCACGCGCGCTGTGCGGACACCATTCACCAGTTAAAACGCTATGCGTGGTCAGACTATAAAAAGTCACAGGAGCGTGACGTGAAACAGATACCACGTGATAAAAATGATGACTATCCGACCATGTTGAAGTATCTTGCTAACTTCAGTCCTGATTTCAGGTTGCTCAAAGAAGGTGCTCCTGTCATTGGTAGAGGGAAGAGAAAAGGAGCCTATAGATGACTAATCAGACGTCAGCAGGGGTCGGGCCGCAGGCTAACGGCGCGCCGTCTATGTCACCCGCGCAAATGTGGTTTTCCTCTATGGGGGATAAAGAAGTTACTGTCCAGACAACAGATGGCGGCACGCATCGGGGCCGCTTTCGAGGACTAGATGGCCCATTTTTGTGTCTTTCTAAAAATAATGGTACCCTCATAATCTTACAGACTGTCTTTATTGTGAGTATCGAGGCAAGTTCGATCACAACTGACATTGGAGGGATGAACTGATGGCTTTCAAATGCTTATGTGACGGTTGCGGTGCTGCAATTGATGACCCGGACGATGCGGCGACCGTAGGTGCGGTGCTAAGGCGGCAGTATTGTTCTGATTGCACTCCTAAGGTAACGGCGTACTTGAAGGCCTTAGATGATCTCCACACAAAATCTGCGGCAGCCTTTCAGAAAAAGAGGGCATCGCTGAGAAAGCCCTACATTAAGGAAGGCTTCAGTCTACCTGATGTCCCAGAGGAGTGAGATTGATGCCCCTGGCTGATTTGAACGAGATTGGGCGATGTGCTCTCACTGGAGCAGCCACGCACATTATCACCGAGTATTTTCCCGACGGGCACCCATTTGCTGGAAAGCCGCGCAAGGTAGGAGAGGTGCTTGATTGTTGCTATGACGTTTGGCTTCTTCTGTTGAATGGGACACAGATGCGCGTCAGCATTCATGAGGACTGCCTTGATGAGATTATCCCGAACATCAGCCGCCTTTGGTCGAATATCATTAATGCGTTTGTCATTGAAAAAGAGGTTGCTGCATCTGGGGCTATCATTAACCCGAAGAACAGGCGTCAAGAGACGGAGCAAAAGGATGCTTTATTGAGCCTTATTTCGACACCGCCCTTGGGCATCCTCACAGTGGAAAGGACTATAGATCGTGTCAAAAGAGAGCGCGCAGCCAGAAGTCATTAATGGTCTGAGGGTCAGACGTCAGCGTAAATCGACGCTGAAGTTTGATGAGGCCGTTATTCACGACCGTATTATCGGCTTTGCGGATGAGTGGGAATCCGCCCGCGCAGGGGAGCGCGGCGACCGGTTACAGCGGTACGCTAAATATCGCCAGTGGACCGAAGGTAAGGACTGGCCGTTTCCTGATTCAAGTGATGCCGCGTTGCCTGACATGACGACTCAAAGTCTAAGGGTGCAAGACACCTTGCATAATGCAGTTATGTCAGCGCGCCCTCCGGTTACTGCCCGTGCGCTTGACGCACCAAGCGCGAAGAAGGCAGAGACGGTTGACCGCGTTTTGGACCACCAAATGTTTATCGATATCGACGGCGAGAATTTCATCGGCGATGCTGCCGAAGCCTTTGCCAATGATGGCAACTACACTGCCTTTGTCCCATGGGTTACTGAACGTCGCCCAGTTTCAGACGTTTACACATTCCCCCCGATGCCCGTCGCTGAAGATGGCAGCCCGCAGGCACCAAGGGTTTATTTTGATACCCTGGTTAAAGAGCTCTTTGCGGATCAAAAAAACATGCAGGCGTCGCAGAAGGGCGATGATGGATGGGATTGGCTTGTTATCCGGGATGACAAGAGCCGCGTGGACATTTCTTTCTATACCCTTCATGACGACCGGGTAGAGATGGTTTTGCGGCAGATAGATACTGTTTTTGATGGCCCCCGTCCTATCATCAAGGATTGGGAGCATGTATTGCACCCGCCGCGCGCTGCCAATCTGCAACGTCCTGGCCCGAGCAACCCAAAGGGCGCTCAGGCAGTAATTTTAGTTGATAAGCCGACGATCAGCGAGATCATGTCTCTTGTCGATAGCGGGTTTTATGACCTTATTTCCAAAGAAGATATAGAATCGTTGGTCGCCCAGTCTCCGGCAGAGCATCATTCTGAGGAAGATCAGCAAAAAGACACCTTGCAGGGCGTCGATGGTAACGAGAAGCGGCAGCAATTTGCGGCGCAAAGCCATGAGCGGGTGACTAGATACACGTGCTTTGATACATATGATGTCGATGGTGATGGACTTGACGAAGATGTCATATGGTGGGTAATCAGGGAACTTCCTGGTGTTGTCTTAAAGGCGAAACATTTAACTGAGATGTATCCATTTCGCCAACCCCGCAGGCCGTTTGCTGGTGCAGCGTTCATCCCAATTCGCGGGCGATGGGAAGGCATTAGCCAGTTAGAGCTTGTTGAAGGCGTTCATGATTTACAGAAACAGGCCTACGACCAGATGATGGATGCGGGCACAATCACCAATGCCCCATTTTTCTTTTACCGCGCGACCGGTGGCATGCGACCTGAGGTTATTGAGTTGAACCCCGGCGAGGGCTACCCTTTAGCCGACCCAAAGAACGACGTCCACTTTCCGCAATTCAACAACAATGCTGGCGTGGCGGGCATTAACATTATAGGGCTTCTGAACAATTTTGAGGAGCGCCTAACGATGCAGGGCGATATGCAGTTGGGCCGGGTTCCGGCTGGGCGCTCGTCTGCCCTTCGTACTGTTACTGGTATGGCGATGCTGCAAAATCAGGGCGAAGCGCGCCCTGAGCGTATTCTACGCCGCTTTTTCATCGGGTTGCGGGATGTGTATAAGATGATGCACGAGTTGAACATGGTATTCTTGCCGCCGGACAAAAAGATCAGAATATCTCAGACCGTTAATAAGAATGACGACCCTTACGCGCAAATCCGAGGACCGGAGGATGTTAGGGGCAATTTCGTGTTTGATTTCGATGCAAATGTGTTTAATACGTCGCGGCAGGCGCTTCAGGAAGGGCTGATGAATTTGGCGGCAACCTATATCAATCCTCTCAATTTACAGTTGGGCATTATTCAACCCGACGGCGTTTACCGATTGCAGCGTGATATTGGCAAGGCTTACGGGCAGGAGCCTGACCAGTATTTGGCACCGCCGCATCCTGAGGCAATGATGCCTAAGTTATTTGCGGAAGAATCAATCCTGCAAATCATCAATGGTATAGAGCCAAATGGCGTTCCTGCCGAACCGGGCGGTGCTATGGAGCATATGCAGAAGCTTATGGTGTTCATGAATGCGGACGATTTTGGGCATGTGCCGCCAACAAACGTTCCGTTGTTTCAATCTTATCTTGAAAAGACGCAGTCACGGGTGCAGCAGCAGCAAGAGCAGCAGGCGGTTCTTCAGGCCGCCGCTCAGCAGGGCGGACCAGCGGCTCAGAATTTGGGTGGGCGGCCTCCTGAAGGGGCCCAGGAAAGCCCGACAGATTTACCTACAAATGTTCAGCCTAACCAGCCCGCTGACCAGACGGTTCCAGTCGGCGGCAATGGAAGCGGGAGTCCTCAATAATGACTTTTGATAAAAAAGAATTCTTGGACATGGCGCAAGGCCGCAGAAAAGAGGTTGCGGCTTCTATGGCCCCTGAGGCCATGGGGTTGCAGAAGAGCGCCGTAGATGCAGAAAAGCTGATGGACGACCCAGGGTGGGCGGTTTTACAGACTGTGGTGCAGGCCGCTATTGAGCAGGCAGACGAGGTCGCTGAAATATATCGTCAGAAGCTACAGAGTAACGATGTGGTCGGGCATGAGGTGCTTATAAAAACAAAAATTGGCCTAGCTGTATGCAATGAGCGAATTCATGTTCTTAAGGAAGTCCTCGCCATACCATCGGATATAGTTAATTCCGGCGAACAGGCAAAATCATTGTTGGAAAGAATTGGGGCTCTTAAAATGGAGACGGAAAAGGCTGGTTTCTTTTCTAAAAATTGAGGCTTGAACGATAATATGAATAGTGCTATCGTTCAGTCTATTGGCGTAATGCGCTTCGCCAGCGCAGGTACATGGCCTTAACCATGGTGGAGTGTCCTTATGCACTTAGACGTAAATAACCAAGCTGACCCGCCCAATGGTGATGCTGCGCCCGGTTCGTCGCCCGGTGGGGAGCAAATGATCCCCAAAAGCCGTTTTGATGAAGTGATTGCCGAGAAGAACTCTCTTAAAGAGCAGGTTCAGCGGCTTTCAAATCAGAGCGGCCCCTCTCTTGGAGTTGCGGCAGCTAATGGGGTATCGCCTCAGAAGCAGTCTCAGCAAAATGAGAAGGTCTACACGCGACAGGAGCTCGAAAATGCTGCTGCCCAAGGCATTATCAATGATGATCAGATTGATGTGATTCTTGATTCTCAGCGGGACAGGAAGGCTGAATTAGCCGCCCATAAAGCAGTAGAGACTTCGAAGCGTGCAGAGCGAATAGACGCGGAATTGCTGCGATATAAGGCTGTAAAGCCTGAGGCGTGGGAAGAAGGGACCTCTCAGCGAGAGAGCGTTAAGCGGAAATACAATCAGTTACTTGCTGATGGCCGTGACCCAACTGACCCACTTCTTGAACTTGATGCCATTCGCAGCACATTTGGTGATATTGACGCTCTTGAGACCGCAGCATCTAGCGGAAACCGCGGACTAGGTTCTCATGAAGAGACCGGCGGCGACGGCGACTACTCCCCTTCTGGGCCCGACAATGATGGCTTGCCAAAGATGTCTTCCCGGGAAAAGGCTTTTTATAAAAGCCAGATAGATAAAGGGGTGTATAGCGACTGGAAGGCTGTAGCTGAAGAGTTAAAGTATCGGAACACGTCGCTTAGCAAGCGTGCCGCAGCGAGATAAACGGTGCACATTCTACATGATTGGTCATCTCCCGCTGCTCAGTTAAAGGCCTCTGAATCTAAAGGCCGAAAACACGGATCTCTTGCTGGTAGCTACATCTCCGATAAGTGCGCACTGAAAAAGTGCGTGTGTCTCTGTCCCAATTGTGTTCCTCGTTTTAGTGCGAAGGCCTACGGATACCATAAGGTCACGCGACCTCCTTTAGGAAATGGTGCTGTAGGGGAATGTGATGGTTGCCGGGAGCAGGCTATAAATTGTTTTATATTTCTGCCTGAGGACCGGTACTGACAGGAGACTTAACCATGGAACTCGACAATATCCTTAGCGGTTCTGCGCCGGTTATCAAGAAATATATGATTGGTGCATCGACTGCTGCTGGCGTGCCTTTGCGCATCCCGGGTGCTGGCAATCCTGGTCTTATTCAGCCTACTACGACAAGCGCGGCTGATATGATTGGGGTTTGCTTGGACTCTGGTACTTACGCAACGGCCCAGCAAACCGACGGGTCTGACCCCGCCGCTGAAGTCAGCGTCATTATTAATCCTGACGCTATATGGGCCGCTAAACTTTCTGGCGGTGCAACTGAAGATACGGCCTTGTCCTTGCAAACAGTTACGACGGCATCAACTGATGGCCTTACTGTTACGACAGCGGCTGAATGGTCTTCCCCAACATATGACGAGGGTATCGTTTGGGGGTATTCCGGTGCAAACGCTGGTATTATCCGCAAGATCACCTCTGTATCATCCACTGCCGGTACTGTGACGGTAGCCTTCCCGAATGACATCGCCGTTGGCGACGAGTTCCTTCGGGCGAATCTCTTCCCGTTGCAGAACGCCACTGTTCGGCTTTCGACGGCCTTTACGCAAGTGGATGCGTCTACCGCTGTGGCTTCTAACGAAGCTGAATTGAAACCAATTGAGGTACGCCTGCGCGATGCAGGGTCTGATCCAGATGGTAGAACAAATTCATATGTTCTTCTGATCTCGACTGACCATGCTCTTGCTGGTCGTCCGTCAACTTAAGTTCAGAGGAGATAAAAAATGTCTGGACCTGCTATTTCTGGATCATTTGGAGACCTTCTGGACCCGCGTTTTCAGAAGATTTTCAGCGATAAATACTCACAACTGCCCGACATGCTTCCTTCATTATTTACGATGCCCGGCACAAATGGCCGCGCTGACATGCGATGGAGCGACACGGGTGCTTTTGCTGACTGGTCGCAGTTTACTGGCAATGTTTCGTACGATTCGCCTGTTCAGGGCTATGACACGACAGCCACGCCGGTTGAGTTTGCCTCTGGTTTCCAAGTAGAGCGCAAATTGTTCGATGACGACCAGTACAGCATTATGGATCGT